ATAGACTATTTAAAAGTGCTTGACACTCTAGATTAGCTCAGGCATACTACCAAAACTAAAGTGGGACAGCATTCCGCTATGCCACAAATTAAAACAGGAGAATAAAAAGATGAAATCAGATACCCGCATTATTTCCGGCAAAGCTTATTGGGCTGCTATTATTGAGCCGAACACTACATTCGAGCCAGTGTGGTCAGTTGATATTTCTCTAGACGAGAAGACCAAGGCTATTGTTGAGAAGGATGGTCTTACTGTAAAGAATAAGGGTGATGATCGTGGAGACTTTGTTACACTGAAGCGTAAGGTAATGAAGAAGGATGGCACTAGTCGTAACGGTCCTACAGTTAAGGACTCTCACAACCAGCCTTGGGGTGACCAGCTTATCGGTAATGGTAGCCTAGTCAATGTTAAGTACCAGCCGTTTGAGTGGAAGTATGCAGGTAAAGCTGGTAAGTCGGCGGACCTTATGGCCATTCAGGTTGTAAGTCTTGTTGCTTACACTAAAGATGACTTTTCAAAGATTGAAGATGGCTATGTCTTAGAACAGGCTTCTGGTTTCTAAAGTACTAAGTAAGTAGTAAAAGGGGCTTGCAAAGAAGTTGGTAAGCGACAGTTGTTCGGGTGTGGAGTGGGACCGTCAACACTGTGTTTAAGTAGACATTTACACAGACCTACAAATATAGTTCTAAACAGGAGAATAAAATATAATGAGTAATGAACTTCGCGTACTATCGGCACTTAAGTCAAATCGTCGTGTTACTCGTAAGACGGCAATTGAAAACGGTTGGTGCGAAAACCTTACCGCTACAATTTCTCGTCTTCGTAAGATGGGCTATAAAATTCTAGCAGTAAAGGTTACTGGACCAGAAGGCTTGTTTACTCGCTACCGTCTGCTTACTTCCAAGCGCGATCTCGCTAAGCTAGCAGCGTAACATAAGGGGCAACAGAATGAAAACAGTTGACACGCTAGTAGAAGACATCTATAGCCTGTTTAATCCAAAGACGAAAGTAGAATTAAAAGAAGAAGACTTAAATGCTTTCGCCAAGTCGATTGTTTCTTCTGTTGCCTCTGCCGTTGCCGGTAGAGAGGATAAGAGAAATCTTCGATTGTCTATGATTGGACAGCCTAATAGAAAAGTATGGTACGAAGTAAACAATGGTAAGAAACAAGTTCTAGAGCCACAGACTTTAATTAAGTTTCTCTATGGTGATATGCTAGAGCATCTCCTTGTCCTTTTGGTTAAGGCTGCAGGGCATACAATAGAAGATACTCAGAAGGAAGTAGAAGTTAGTGGTGTCGTCGGCCATCAGGATGCGGTGGTAGATGGAGTGCTAGTAGATTTTAAGAGCGCATCTGATTATGGGTTTAAGAAATTTAAAGAGGGAACGGTTGTAGAAGATGACCCATTCGGATATGTCGCGCAGCTTTCAGCTTATGCTGATGCTAACAAAACAGATAAGGCTGGCTGGCTTGCTATCAATAAAGCTACTGGAGAACTATCGTACTGCGCTCTCCATGCTATGGACTTTATTAACTCAAAAGAAAGAGTTGATGAAGTTAAAGAGCTTGCGACACAAAAAGAACCCCCGCCTCGCTGTTATGATGCAGTTCCTGATGGCAAGTCTGGTAATATGCGTCTTGCTATTGGGTGCGCTTATTGTGATTTTAAGTTTGGTTGTTGGAAAGATTCTAATAACGGTAGGGGTTTACGTACTTTTGATTACGCTACGGGTAAGAAGAGCCTTGTTAAAGTAGTTAACGAGCCTAATGTCCCTGAGATATTAGATGAACAGATATAGGTCTGGAACTGAAAAGCAGATTGGAGCTTTACTTGAGAGCAAGTCTATTCCTTACGATTATGAGCCTTACAGAATACCTTACATTTGGCATCAAGACAGAAAGTACATCCCAGATTTTGTTATACCTGAACTATTCATTCTAGAAGTTAAGGGCAGGTTCACTGTCCCCGACAGAAAGAAACATTTATTTATTAAAGAACAAAGCCCTGAGGTAGACATTAGATTTATCTTTTGTAATTCTAAATCTAAGCTTTACAAAGGTTCTAAAACAACGTATGCTGACTGGTGTATTAAAAATGGCTTTAGGTTCTGTGATGTTAAGCAAGCAGAGAAAGTAATAGTAGAATGGTTAAATGAGTCAACAACTAGAAAGCAACAGCTTCTTACTACAGATAGAGGAAAGCCTACAAAAAGAGGAAAACCAAAACTCTTCAGAAAGGCTCCTATTCTTAAGCGTACTTCTCCAAGCCCTTCTAGACGCAACAAAGCCTCAAGCAAGTTCTGAGCCTGAAGAGGCTATAGACGCTCGCCGCTCCGCACAATCTTGGTTCTTTGCCTCCATAGGTGTTACAGCTGAAGACTTTAACACCGTTTGTGATATGGCAGGTATAGACCCAAGCTTGATGCGGGGCTTTGCATTTAAAGTTCTTAGATCAAAGGAAATAAAGTATGTCCGAAAAAGAATCAACACGGTCCTTTCCACACGATAAGAAAAGCTTAATGAAGGATAGTAGTTATTTTTATTACCCAGAGATTATAAATTTTAAAGACATGGATATTAAAATGCAGTCCAGTGAAGAAGATGAACAACAGTTCCAGTCTTACTTTGATACATTGACTATGCCTCACAAAAATAAAATACCAGCGGACGGGACATCTGAAATCAAGTATACTTTTGACGAGAACAAGTATTTACAAGAGATTACATCTTACATTAATAAGACTTACTCACAGCATTACTCTCAAGGAAAGTATCAAGCTACAGATACCATTATTGATGCAGGGTGGGGTGAAGGGTTCTGCTTAGGCAACATCATTAAGTATTGCAAGCGATACGGTAAGAAAGATGGCAACAACAAAGCAGACCTCTTAAAGATTATTCACTACGCAATTATTCAGCTTTACATTCACGACACAGCCAACAAGGAGTAAGCATGGCCGCTAATAACTACTTACCTACTGATTATCAAACATTTATCGCCCTTAGTAGGTATGCTCGCTGGTTACCAGAAGAGAAGCGTAGAGAGACATGGCCGGAAACGGTTAAGCGTTACATTGATAATGTTGTACGCCGTGTTATTCCTTTAGATAATTATACTATTGATAAGCTAGAGGACATGATTCTAACTTTGCAGGTCATGCCCTCTATGCGTATGATGATGAGCGCCGGTCTCGCACTTGATCGGGACAACACCTGTGCCTATAACTGCTCTTACCTTGTGGTTGACGATCCTAAAGCTTTCGACGAAGCTATGATGATCCTTCTTTGTGGCACAGGCGTGGGCTACAGCGTCGAAGAGCGTTACACTTCAAAGCTTCCTGAAGTTCCTGATAAGCTGTACCCATCAGAAGATGTAATTGTAGTCCATGACTCAAAGGAAGGTTGGGCTAAGGCTCTTCGTAAAGTTCTTGCTCTGCTATGGGCAGGTGAGATTCCTAAGTGGGACTTATCTAAGGTTCGTCCCGCTGGTGCTAAGCTTAAGACCTTTGGTGGTCGCGCCTCTGGTCCAGAACCCCTTAATCGTTTATTCTTGTTCTGTATTGAGCTATTTAAGAAAGCGGCTGGACGCAAACTAACTACCCTTGAATGCCATGACATTATGTGCATGGTGGCTGACATCGTAGTTGTGGGTGGAGTCCGCCGATCAGCAATGATTTCGTTGTCTGATCTCAGTGACGATCAAATGCGTTATGCTAAGAGCGGTCAATGGTGGGTTAACAGCCCTCACCGTGCATTAGCTAATAACTCAGCTGCTTATAATTCTAAGCCTGACATGGAAACCTTCATGCGTGAGTGGCTCTCTCTTGTGGAGAGCAAGAGTGGTGAACGTGGAATCTTCTCTCGTGCTGCCGCCACTAAGCACATCACTAATCTTAATAGACGCGATCCTAATTACGAGTGGGGTTGCAATCCTTGCTCAGAAATCCTTCTCCGCCCTTACCAGTTCTGTAACTTAACTGAAGTTGTAGTTCGAGAGACAGACGATGAAGAAAGCTTGATGGACAAGGTATGGGCAGCTACCGTTCTTGGTACGCTCCAATCAACCTTTACTAACTTCCCTTACCTTCGTAAGGCTTGGAAGAATAACACAGAGGCTGAGCGTCTCCTTGGCGTATCGCTTACTGGCATCATGGACGCAAAGATTACTAGCAAGCCTAAAGCAGAAATGCTTCGTAAGCTAAGGGATTATTCTGTTGAAGTAAATAAAGAGTGGGCTGATTCTTTAGGCATTCATCGCTCAGCGGCCATTACTTGTTGCAAGCCCTCTGGTACGGTAAGCCAGCTAACAGACGCTGCTAGTGGCATCCACGCTCGCCACAGCCCCTATTATATTCGTACTGTACGTGGAGACCGTAAAGACCCTATCACAAAGCTTATGGTTGACTCCGGTATTCCTAATGAGCCTGAAGCCTACCATCCAGATGATGTCGTAGTCTTCTCGTTCCCAATGAAGTCTCCTAAAGGAGCCATTACCCGTAATGATATGACTGCCTTAGAGCAGTTAGAGATGTGGAAGACCTATGCTTTAAACTGGACAGAACATAAGCCATCTGTTACTATCTCTGTACGTGACGAAGAATGGCTGGAAGTCGGTGCTTGGGTTTACAGTAACTTTGATATTTGCTCTGGCATCTCCTTCCTTCCTCACTCAGATCACGCATATGTTCAGGCTCCATATCAAGAGTGTACCAAAGAACAGTATGAGGAGCTTCTAAAGAGAATGCCTAAGTCAGTAGACTGGAATAGGATTTCAGATTACGAGGCTGAAGACAATACAGCTAGCAGCCAAACCTTTGCTTGCTCTGGTGAGGTGTGTGAGGTCGTGGACTTAACTAAGTGATAACTGACTGCCCCTTTTACCTCTTTCCTAAAGAGCTGCCAGAAGAGTTCTGCTCAGGCTTGATAAGCATGGGTGAATCTCTTCTGGCAGAGGATAGCAGAGTGCGTAAGGATGGGGCTAACGTATCTAATAATACTATTAGAAAAAGTACAGTAGCTTGGCTTAATAATAGCGATATAGACGCCATCCTTCAAATATATGCACAGAAAGCTAATCAAGAAGCTGGCTGGAATTTTGATTTACTTGGTTCAGAAATCCCTCAATTTGCGACATACAAAGAAGGTGGCAAATATGACTGGCACATTGATATTGGCATAGAAGATAAAGATAGTATTTTATTTAGAAAGTTAACACTGGTAGTTAATTTAAACGATAACTACGAAGGCGGTGAATTCCAGCTTCAAGGACTATTTCCACCTAGCTCTGTTGACAATAGCTATACGCTAAAAGATTTAAAGAGGGTGGGGTCAATTGTGGTGATACCCTCCTTTCTGTACCACAGAGTAATGCCAGTTACTAAAGGTACTCGGCATTCGTTAACCTGCTGGTTTAGAGGCCCCTCGTTTAGATAAACTAATTTTAAAAAGGAAAATGGTTAAAAAAAAATGTTTCAAAAGATGCACACAATTTACATTGGGTATGATCCTAAACAACATGTTTATGTGGATATGCTTAAAAAATCTATTGAATTAAATACAAAAGAGAAGTATAATATAGTTCCTTTGGTGCAGAGTGAACTGCGCCGATCAGGGCTGTATCGGCGTGGTACAGATGTTGTAGATGGAATAGAGATAGATCAGTTTGATCGTAGGCCATTTTCTACTGAGTTTAGCTTTACTAGGTTTCTAGTGCCATTCTTAAATCAAAGAAGCGGTCTTGCTCTATTCATGGACGCAGATATGTTTGTACGGGCAGACATATCACAAATCTTTAATCTTTATGGAAGGGATACGTCTAAAGCTATTCATTGCGTAAAGCACGACTACTGGCCTGAAGTTGACCTTAAAATGGACGGCAAGGTGCAGACCGTCTATTTCAGAAAGAACTGGTCTTCATTTGTTTTGTGGAATTGTGATCATCCTGCCCATGATGACTTGTCTGTCTGCGATGTAAATTCTCGCTCAGGGTCTTGGCTACATTCTTTTCAATGGCTAGAGACTGATGTAATTGGAGCCCTCCCCTCTAAGTGGAATTGGCTAGACTCCCATGACGATCCTACGATTGGCGCTAGCAATGTTCACTTCACTACAGGAGGCCCCTTGTATTCCGGTTGGACAGGCCCTCGTGAGATAGACAACAAATACGCCAATGAGTGGAGAGACTTTGCTAAGAAGCACTCAGTTGAGAAGCCATACTATTAAAAAGAGAAATAAAAACCTATTAACTTATTAATAATAACAATAAAAAGGAAAATCTATGATTCGCTTTGTAACGTCATTCAGCCCCTCTAATTATGAGCAGTACGCTAAGAATATGCTTCAGTCTGTGATACACAACTGGAAGAACGACCTTAAGCTGATTGCTTACTACCATGACTTTACAGACGAATTAGTTGCAGATTTACCACAGTCCCCTTTGATTGAATATCGTGATCTAAACAAAGTAGCTGATATGCTAGCCTATCGTGAGCATATGAAGAAGTACGATGGTACGATGGGAGGCACAACCTCCTATAATTGGCGTATGGACGCCGTTAAGTGGTGCCATAAGATTTATGCCCTCACTGATCTAGCTCTAGAGATTTCAGATAAAGAAGTTAAAGGTGGTTGGCTGTGCTGGTTAGACGCTGATACTGTTACAAATAAGCCACTATCAGAAGAACGTATTCTACAGTTTTTAGATAATAAGGCTGAGCTGGCGCACCTAGGCCGTAGAGATGCAGACTACAGCGAAACGTCTTTCGTGGGCTTTAACTTAGACTACATCCCTACTCATCACCTCATTGCTGATCTTAGGGGTTGCTACGATATCCACGAAGTTATCAGCTACAGAGAATGGCACGACGGTTTTATCTTTGAACGCCTTCTAAAGATTTATACTGCTCACGGCATGAAGGTGCAGAACCTAAGTCCTGATGTAAAGGGATTAGAAGCCTTTAAAAACTCTCCTCTGTCTCAGTACATGGAACACTTTAAGGGCAACCTTAAGTTAGCTAACGCACAGGAAACTCCTTCTGGCATCGCTCAAGACGTAAAGTTACCTCGCTATCGCCAGTTAGCTGATCTTGTACGTACATACGCACCCCTAGTTGTCTCAGGCTTTGAACCTAAGATTGTTGAGGTGGGTACGTGGAACGGTGGACGCGCTATCGAAATGGCTCTTGCAGCCTTTGAGAAGTGTTCCACCGTTCACTACGTAGGCTTTGATCTCTTTGAAGAAGCTACAGAAGAGCTAGACGAGCTTGAGCTTAATTCTAAACGACACAATACCCTTGAAGCAGTAGAGGGTCGCCTAACAGAGTTTGCTGCTAAAATGAAAGAAAAGAATAAAATCTTTTCCTTTAAGCTATTTAAGGGAAATTCAAAGGAGACTTTACCAGCTGCTAAGTGGGCTACAGACGGTGCTAGCTTTGCCTTCATTGATGGAGGTCACAGCGAGGAGACTGTAAACAGTGATTATGAAAGTCTTAAGCACACGCCCTTCATTGTCTTTGACGACTTTTTTACTAAAGACGAAAACGATAAGATTCTAGGTGACGAACATCTAGGGACAAATAGACTAGTTAAAAAGCTAGGCAAGAAGTTTAAGTGTATCGTTCTGCCCTCACAGGATCGTGTGAAGGGTGGCGGAATTACGCACATCGTTGCTATGTTCAATAAGAAAGACCTACCGCCTCTACCTAAAGAGCTTACTCGCCAGCCCATTATTGTTAGACCCCGTGATTGTATGCCAAAAGAATATATCATTAATAATATTAATGAAAATCTAAAGCTGTTGAAGAACTGGGAGCTTGTCAAGAACTGTAAGGTCAACGACGAACACGCCATTATCGTCTCTGCTGGACCCTCTCTAGATTATGGTAAGCTACGTTATGTTATAAAGAAGACCAAGGGTAAGGTCATTGCCGTTAAGCACAGCTACCCCAAGCTTCTTGAAAATGGCATTCAGCCGTGGGCTTGTGTTGTTCTTGATCCCCGCCCAATCACTGGTGTGTCTACTCACGGTATTGTCCGCTCTCAGCTATTTAAAAATATTGATAAAGAAACTAAATTCCTTATAGCGTCTATGACTGATCCTAGCGTCACAAAGTATATCTCTAAGCGCACTAACAATGTACACGGCTGGCACGCCTACTCAGAAGCAATTAAAAAGTCAGCAGAAGGCAACTTTGAATTAAATGTTAAGGCTAACATTCCGCCTACTTCAACCTTTGTTACTGGCGGTACTTGCGCTGCACTACGAGCCATTGGTATGCATCACATTCTAGGCTTTAGACAGTTCCACCTCTTTGGCTTTGATTGTTCTCTTCCAACACTCTCAGAAAAGCAGAAGAAAGAAAAGCTAGATGAAAAGCCAAAGTATCTAAGGGTTGAGACTGATGGGGATGAGTTCTGGACTACAGGAGAGCTGCTAGCTATGGCGCAAGATTGCGAGAAGCTGTTCAACAGTAAAGACTTTGATATGAATATCCATTTTTATGGTAAAGACACTTTAGCTGCTAAGCTATATGCTAGCTCGTTCCATGCTGATAAAACATATTATAAGGATTACTATGATGCTTTCAACAAATAACGACATAGTAGAAGTTCTTGAGAGATACGGCAAGCAGCACTGCGATAAAAGACAGGGTGGAGTTTCCCATATTTTAGGACAACTAATGCTAGATGCTGCTAAAGAAATTACAGATTTAAGGGAAAAATTAAATGGGTGAGCTAAACGAGCGCCAAGAGAAGTTTGCACAAGCCTATGTGATGTATAACAACGCCACAGAGGCCGCTAAGGCCGCTGGCTATTCTGCTACGTCAGCCTATAACCAAGGCAGTCGCCTAGCTAATGATCCCCGTGTCGTTGACAGAGTAGAAGAGCTACGTAAAGAGATGGAGACATCCATCAATGTGGTGTCTGAAATTGAAACCCAGTACGCCTTTGCTAAGAACAACAACCACACCCAGTCTGCGCTTAAGGCCCTAGAGCTGCTGTCTAAGATAAACATGGGCAGAGATCAGGAGGCTCCTCAGACCATTAAGGAGCTAGAGGATGACATCGTAAGGAGCCTAGAGGTCTTAGGAGAAGAGAGGGCTACAAGGCTTATTCTTCGATGCTCTTGGTTTGCACAAGAAGAAGAGGGGGAAAGTGATAATGAAACCACTTCCCCCCTTGAAGTTAATGAAGAACCAGAAGACGTAGGTTCTTCCCCTTCCTCACAAGAAGGTTAACCTTGTACGTTTCTTTCAAAGTGTGGAATATCAACAAAGCGCCATGTGCCGCCCCACCTATTCTTAGGGTGTAGAGTTTCCCAGTACTCTCCAATAGGGGCTAGCTTATCCTTATCTAAGCATAAATTTCCAAACTTAAAGAAGTTTAGATCAATGGCGCAACGGATAAGGTGGTTTGATCTAGTCGTCTTACTTCTGCCAGTCTTGACATAGATGTCCTGCTGTTCAGCTGTGCGATATAGCTCACCGCCTGTAACCGTCCAACCAAGCTTAGTTGCATAATCAATT